CAACGCTCATTCCGATTATGCGAGAGCCTATACACCCATCGTCGATCAATGCCAAGATGATCGTCGAAGGTCACGCAAAGGAAAGGTATTGGTAAATGAGCAAGCAAACCAAGTTTAACGCCGAGCAGATTTGCTTTAGCGGGGCGCAAAGGATACGCGGGTTTTTGTATCATGACGAAAGTTGCTACCTAAGCAAAGATGCGTCTGGATTGTACTTTGTTTTTGAATTTACGATGCGCGATCATAACGAGGAGATCGGCAGATTTACCGTGTTGGGCGCACTGATCGAGGACGGCATCATTTCGGAGAGGGAGTTGCACGCGCATCTATGGCAAGAACTCGGACGAATAAGGGGTATGCTATGAACCCCTACCAACCCCCCGACGACGACGAAAGCCAACTCGACCGGATCGAGCGGAAGCTAGACAAGTTGAACGGCGAATTCGCGTTGACGCTAATGACGGGCGCAATTATCGCGACGGCTTGCCTGTTTGCGCTCGAAGTGCTTCGGGTCAATGGATTTAAGTTTTAGAAAGGCTACTCGATGAAATTTGAACTACACCACGGCGATTGCCTCGACGTACTCAAGACCCTCGAGGATTCCTCGGTCGATGCGATTGTGACGGATCCGCCCTACGGGCTAGGGAAGGAGCCGGACCCGGTTAAGGTAATGGCGGCGTGGGTGTCTCAGGGGTATTTCGAAGTTGAGGGAAGCGGTTTCATGGGCAAAAAATGGGATGCGTTTGTCCCGCAGCCTATCATCTGGAAGGAGGTTTTTAGGGTGCTGAAACCGGGCGGGCATCTGCTAGCGTTTTCCGGGACTCGAACGCAGGATTGGATGGCAATGTCTCTCAGGTTCGCAGGATTCGAGATCCGAGACATGATTGCCTGGGTTTATGGTTCGGGCTTTCCGAAGTCGCTGAACGTGGCAAACGCGATCCACGACGCGGCCATTGGCCAGCCGCAAGGCGGGGCAAAGCCCGGCAGCAAGAACCACGGCAAGTTCAAGGGCGGCTGCTCTGACGAGAACGAAGCCGGTCGAGGGTTTGGCGCAGGGCCTGGGCAGTTCATGGCCGAAGCCGGGGAAAAGAGCAATCGCGCCCTTGTCGAGTCTGCGCAGCCTTGGGCCGGATGGGGGACAGCCCTCAAGCCTGCCCTAGAGCCGATCACCCTAGCCCGCAAGCCCCTCATCGGCACAGTTGCGGCCAACGTACTCGAACACGGAACGGGCGGGCTGAATATCGGGGCGTGCAGGGTGGGCGATGAGGTTCGGGTTGCTTCCTATACATCGCTTGCGCCTTGTCACGGAAACAAACTCGGACAGGCAGGCACCGCAGAGGCACGTAGGGGAACGCAGTGCGACCCAGTCGAATACACCGGGAGATGGCCTGCCAACTTCATCCATGACAACAGCGAACAAGTGCTGGCGTTGTTTCCTGACAGCGACGGCAGCGGCTCCGCAAGAACGCTTAATCGCGGCCAGCGTGACGATGGGTGGGGAATGGCAGACGAGCCAGGGCTATTGCGTGACGCAGGCACCGGCAGCGCGGCACGATTTTTTTACTGTGCTAAGGCCAGCCGCGACGACCGGGACGAAGGGTGCGGTATTAGCGGAGAATGGCTTGACAGTTTGGAACTTATAATACATAATGACACCTTCACCAACTTAAAGGAGTTGTCAGTATGGGAAATCGCGGACCAAAAAGCGGGTTTGGAATTAAATGGGGCAGCCTTACCCGCAAGGGTTACATTCGAGGCTATTGCCAGCGAGAAAAGCGACAGCGTTTTGAGCACGTTATCGTATGGGAACGCGCTCACGGAGAAATCGCTAAAGGGTATCAGGTTCACCACATCAACGGGAATAAGCAAGATAATCGACTTGAAAACCTTGAGTTGGTTGACGCACTTACCCACAAACGGATACACGGCGGATGCTTCAAGGATGATAACGGAAATTGGATTAAGCCATGCCGAAAGTGCAGCACTCCAAAGCCTATTGAAAGCGATTACTACAAACGGCGAGACGGCATTTCTCCTTGGTGCAAGCAATGCTGCAAAGACAACGCCACTACCAACAAACGCAAAAGAGTGGCTGCGAGAAAAAACCAGGGGCAACATTCATAGTACGGTCAAACCTACCGACCTAATGCGTTACCTATGCCGACTTATCACACCGCCTGGCGGCATCGTCCTAGACCCCTTCACGGGCTCAGGATCGACCGGAAAGGCGGCGATGGCAGAGGGCTTTCGGTTCATCGGCATTGAGCGCGAGGCCGAATACATCGAGATCGCTCGGGCTAGAATTTCCGCTGAGGCCGAAAAGCCAAGGCAATTGAGTTTGTTTTGACCCCAAAGAGGCTGGTCCACCTCGGCAAAGGTGCTTGCTGTCTACTGGCAAGAATCCCGCTAAACGGACTGGTGCGCGGAAGAGCCGGGTTCATCGACCTAATCGACCGCTGGCAGGTGGCGTTGAAACTTCCGCTACTTGCCCCAGGGTCGTCCGTTCGAGAGGGCGGGCGGCTCTTTTACGCTCCGTGTGGGGCGGTTGTTTGGTGATTTTGATTGGAGTGAATGAAATGTGCGATTTGTGCGACGAAGACCAAAAGGTTAGGGATTCTGCGATGAAGTCGGCAAAGCTGCTTGCTGACGATCTAAGGCGGCTAGCTTGTCATTACGACGCTGTAGCAAGCGGGCGAATTAAGCCTCATACCGTCGAGGCAGCTAAGCCCGAGTCTCTTGCTTACAGTGTTATTCGGGTGCTAGTTCGGCGATGGGTTTAGGAGCGGTTTTAACTTGAAAGGAAACAAAATGGCAGAATCAAAATTTACTCCGGGGCCTTATCGCGTGATGGGGCCATCCGAAGAGCCAAGCGCGGCAAAAAGGGTGTTTGCTGGGACTACCTATTTAGGGACCGTTACGAACTCGGACATGGATCCCGAAGAGATCGCGGCCAACGCCGAACTTTGGGCCGACGCTCCAAGGATGCTGGAGGTGCTGCGGAAGGTGCTGACCTATTCGGATATGTCGACCGGCTGGCAACACCTCGACGAGGCTGAGCAGGCTTTTACTCAGGCGCATGAGCTTCTCGAAAAACACGGCGGCTAGATTATTGTTCGGTGGTTTTAACTAAGGGCGGAATGATGGCAGCTAAATTAGAGACTATACAGATACCGATTGTCCCATTAGGAAACATAAAGCATTTTATGGATGCTTGGACCGAGTCTTTTTGTATCTACCGGGGCATTATGGTTTTTTTTGATGAAGACAAGGATACTAGAGTCTTGCAATTCATCGACGACTTACCAGACGGCATCCAGAAAAAACTCTTTGCTATAGGTGAACGCAAGGCGGGGTTAAACATGGTGTGGCACGGCAAGGTGCCTCATAAATACCGGGAGGGCGAAGAGTTTGAATGTTGCGGCGATCTGTTTTATATCGTCGAAGCCTTCGAGTATTCGCCTACCGATCCATGCCAGAGAGTGGTTTCGGCTCCGTTTGTGGCGATCGACGAAAAGGTTTGCGTTGTAAGGGGCGATGCTTACATGATCCGAAATTGGCTTGCAAGGGTTGGGTTTACGTTTGACAAAGAGGCTAAGGCATGGACTCAGCTAGTAGCGATCGATCTAATGGGCCGAGGGTGTTTCCAATGGAAGTACGGCGGCGTAACTCGCGTTTGGGATTTGTCTGATTTCATCGAGGCTTGCCCTAATTGGGATCCGGCTCGCAAGCTTACGGTTTCCTTCGAGTAGCGTATTCCAAAGGATTCAGCAATGGCTATAATGATTGCGTCGGTGTGGCAGCCAGACAAGAAACACAACCCCCCTCGGTGCATCTTTGCGCGATCTAGCGCACTGGCTGCCACGCTTTTTGCATCGAGGGGGATTTTTTGGACAGGGACGCCAAAATGAGCGGCAGCGACGACGGCAGCGGGAAGCGAAAAAGCCCTGGGGCAAAATCACCTGGGTTCTGGTTCTTTACGGGCGATTGGCTCAAGGATCCGGAGTTGCGGTTTTGTTCCATTTTTGCTCGGGGTTTGTTAGTCGATTTGCTTTGCTTCATGTTCGAGTCCAAGGAGCGGGGCTATCTGATTTGGCCGGACGGATCACCAAGGTCAAACGAGGATATCGCCGACGCGGTTTCAGGCGGGGACCGTTCCGAGAAGGTAAAAGCGATTGAGGAACTCGAAAGAAAAGGCGTTTTATCCAGGGATTCTAGAGGAGTTTTGTATTCTCGACGGATGGCTAGGCTCGGGGAGATATCGCAAATGCGCAGCGAAGCCGGGAGCAAACCGAAAGCAAAACCGGAACAAACGGCGAACAAACCTGGAACAAACGGCGAACAAAAACCGGGGGTTACGGTTTCTGATTCTGTTTCGGATTCTGATTCGTTACTTTTAAAACCCCCCTTACCCCCCTCAGGGGGAACGGTCGAGCCACCAAAAGAAGATCCGAAACCAGACCCAGCGGCAACTACGCCGTCATCCAAGCCGCCAAAGGAACCTCGCAAGCCAAAAGAGACGATCGGCCAATTCGACATCCCCCCAAGGCTAGACTCTCCGGAGGTGCGCGAAGCTCTCGAAGCCTGGGAGCGGATGCGGCGCAACATCGGACACCCAATCCGCGACAGAGGCAACGTCTGCCGTGGCTGGGACCAAGCCTACCGCGATCGGGATCACTTGCTGGCATGTATCAACCTCACAACGGCGAACGAATGGCAGGGTATCAAGCCGAGCCACGTAGACCCAAGGGCCAAGCCGGATAAACCGAAGGTCGACCCCTACGCGAACCTGAGGAAATACTAATGACCGAAAAAACCGCTCGATGCATCAAGGACGAAGAAAACCTAATCGGGGCTCTGATTGTCAAGCCTGAGGCGATTTATATCGCCCAAGAGTACGTGACGGCTACCGACTTTGTTTCGATCGGTTTTTCGCAAGTGTTCTTCGCGATTCAGGCCTTGCTAAAAAAAGCAGTACCGCTCAACGCTACGAACATCGCAGCGGAACTAGACCGAATCAAGGTGTTAGACCTCGTAGGGGGCGTTTCTAGGCTCGTCGAGCTTATGGCCGAAGGGATGCCTCACCACGTTCAGTACTATGCCGAGCAAGTCGCTAAGGCGTCTCAGAGGCGAAAGCTTCGGCGCGTTATTGACGATCTAGCGAAGCAATGCGAGGGCGATGAATTCGACCCGGTTGAGTTTGCAGGCGAAATGTCGGCGGCGTCTACGATTATCGACGGGGCAGGCGTCGAGCAAAAGCGGCTAGGCTTGGTGCTTGATGAATTCTTGGAGCAATGCGAAGAGAATCGGCAGTCTAAAGCAACTTCGGTTTTTGCAACTGGGATTGAAAGGCTCGATGAATCGCTATTTGGTGGATTGCCAGCGGGGTACATTACCATCGGGGCGCGGCCGTCGATCGGGAAATCGGCAGTAGGAGCAGAAATTGCATTGAGGCCAGCAAGGGACCGAAACGAGCCGACGCTATTCGTCAGTCTTGAAATGAGCTTTCGGCAGTTCGCATTGCGTTTCATGCTCAGGGGTACAAGCCTCAAGGCTAGCGACATCAACCAATCGACCTACACGGATGCCCAGCTAAACGAAATGCTTGAGGTTGCAGCGGACCACCATTTATGTCCGATGGAGTTTTGGCATAAACCAGGGGCTACCATCGCGGCTATTGAATCCAGGATTAGAACTGACATTGCCCGAAGGGGATGCAAGCTAGTTGTGATTGACTACATTCAATTGATAAAGGCCCCAAAAGAAATCAGCGACCGGCGGCTACAGGTCTCGCATGTGTCCAATGAGATTTGCAGAATGAGCAAGCAGTTAAATATCCCGATTGTTGTATTGGCTCAGGTCGGCAGGGCGGCAGAGGGTGAAGCCCCAACGCTATCGCACTTAAAGGAATCCGGCTCGATCGAAGAGGATTCGGATATCGTAATGCTTTTGCATCGGGAGGATCGAGCTGCGGAAAAGATGGATGTTTACATAGCCAAGTTTCGCGATGGCGAAATGAGCAAGACTGAATTGAGTATGCGGCGCGGTGCTGTGTACTCGACTGGGGACCGGGAATTTAAGGTTGGATCGGAGTTGACTAATTACAATGGAGGATTCTAGCGTGAATTACTTAGTGCTTGATTTGGATACAGGGCGAATGGATGGGTGGTACGGATCGCAAAAGTCAGCGGAGTGGTGCTGCGAAACAAGAAAGAAAAGGGTTGGCGGTAGGTGGATTGTAGTCCAGCTAGCAAGCGACCAAGGCGAACAAATCAGGCTTACGCCAGAGTTTACTAGGCTCGATGATATGGAGCTGGATTTACGATGACCGACGACGACGAAAAGACCCGCAACCTCCGAGACAAAGTGTACCGGTTGAAAATGCGGGTGAAGTTACTACAGGAACGAAACAAGGAGCTTAGGCAATGGATCACGAAATTGACAAACAAGACGCACGAAGCAAGGAGGGCGGGCAAGTGCAAGTAGGCGATACCGTTTGGGTGCGAGCCAAGGTGGCCGAAGTAGACAATGTTAGCGCAAGGCTAACAACGGAAGTCTACGGACAGAGTTTTTGGGCGGCGAACAAAGAGTTTTCAAAAGCAAGAATCGAGGTGCAAGGTGAGTGAGCTCAAATCAGGCGATAAGGTCTGGGTGTTGTGCGAGGTAATCGACACAGGCAACGACTCAGTAAGGGTTAAGGGGGGCATGGGGACTACTTGGTGGACATATGCAGAACATTGCCGACCCGTCGAGCCGGAAGCCAAAGAGCCGACCCCAGCGCAGAAGCTGGCCGAGCGAACCATGAAGGCGATTTGGGCGGCGAATCATGCGGTGAACGAACCGCCAGTTAAAGAACCGGATGCGAAAAAGTATCGAGAGCCGACGCTAGTTGATTTAAAGAATGGTCCGATTGATTGCGAAGTGCGGGACTATCATGACGAGCCATGGAAACCAGGGTTTTTGGTTTGTGTTCACAATT